CAAGACAAAACTATTGGTATTTGTTCTATTCCTTTACATAGTACAGGTAATGACACGGCTGATTTAATTGGCAACTTCACTATAACAAAAGAAACTATAAAAAGAGTTGGTGCATTCAATCAAGAACTTGACCCATACGGAGCAATAGATTTAGATTATTGTACGAGATGCAGGGCAGCAGGTTTGCATACGAAATTTATTAAAGAATATACCGCTAATCATATTGAGCAAAATAGCATTGATGCTTATGGTTACAATAAAAATGAATTAGTACAAAAGACCTGGAGTTTGCATAGCAACAATGTATCTGCTTATACAAATGGGAATAAAACATATTATATAAACTTATGAAAATACTTTGTATAACTTCAGCCAATTCGGGTGTAGGACTGCACCGAATAATGATGCCTATTGTTTATATGGAAAAAGAGTACGCACTTATTACCGATGTATTGAATGACGAACTACTTGAACAAGGTTGGGATATTGTGTTAATGAATAGAATGCTTAACGAGATTGATGCAAAAAAAATGGACACTTGGCGCACTAAGTATGGCTTTAAGTTGATAGTCGATAATGATGATTACTGGGAACTTAGCGAAAGCCATTTGTTATATTGGAGATACAAGTATAATAAAATACCTAAATTAATTACAGATTACTTAGAGATAGCAGACCTTTGCACAACCACACACGAAAGGTTAGCAGGAGAGATAAGCCCATTTAATAAGAACGTTCACATCTTACCAAACGCTTTACCTTATGGGCAAGAGCAGTTCCAGGATAACAAGACCGAAGATTACAAAGTAAGATTGTTTTGGAGCGGTAGCGGAACACACGAAAGAGATTTAGAAATACTAAGGCAGCCGTTCAAAAGGCTACAAGGTATGAATATAAGAACTGTTATTGCAGGTTACAATGACGGGGAGAAACCTATATGGGATAAAATGATTGATGCCTTTACTTGCGGACTAAAGCTTAACCCTACTATTTACAACTATGCAAAGGTAACGGAATATATGGGTGCTTATACGGATAGCGATATTTCAGTTATTCCACTCGTAGATAACAAGTTTAACGCTATGAAATCAAACCTTAAGGTATTAGAAACGGCTGCTAAAAAGAACCCTGCCATAGTTAGCTATGTCAATCCTTATTTAGATATGCCAGTGCATTACGTTAAAAGTCAAAAGGATTGGTATAAACATATTAAAGATTTAGTAAGCGACGCGGATATGAGAAAGGAAAGCGGACAAAAGCTATTTGAGTTCTGCCAAAAGAAGTATAACTTTGACGAGATAAATTTAGACAGAAAGTATATTTATAGTAAACTATGCCAGTAATAAAATGCTCAAACGGGAAATATAGAATAGGCTCAGGCGGTTGCGTTTACGATACCGAAGAGAAGGCTAACCAAGTTTGGAAGGCTATCCTTGCAGGTGGCAAGTTTGCCGAAAGCTATACCGACTATCCCGAAAGTGCAACTAACAACGCAAAGAGAGCTTTGAAGTGGGTAAAGGAACACGGGTGGGGTTCTTGCGGAGAAGCAACAGGAAAGGCAAGAGCAAACCAATTAGCTAATAGAGAAGGAATAAGTAGAGATACGATTGCTCGTATGGCTTCTTTTAAAAGACACCAACAACATAAAGACGTACCTTATAGTGAAGGTTGCGGTGGGTTAATGTGGGACTGCTGGGGCGGTACGAGTGGTATCGAGTGGGCGATTAACAAACTAAAAGAAATAGACGGAAAATAATTTGCATACTTAAATTTTTTAATTATTAATCAACGGAAAATTTAATGGGGAAAGTATGCAGAAACACACACATATATATTTGCAGGGAATGGGGTATAAAAAAACGGACTTTATTCCTTGCGAAGTGTGTGGCTCACAAGCGGTAGACATACATCATATTGAGGCGAGGGGTATGGGTGGCAGCAAAGACAAAGACACGATTGAAAACCTAATGGGATTGTGTAGGAAGTGCCACATAGAATACGGAGACAAAAAACAATATAAAGAGTTTCTAAAAGACATACACGCAAAGAATTATGGCAAAGATTAAAGAGAACAATAACAAAGTTAGCTTTGGCAAACGCAAAAGAGGCTCTGCAAAGAAGTCCTTTAACAAGCATAACCCAAGACCTAAAGATTACAAAGGTCAAGGCAGATGAGAAAGTTAAACGCTATATGGCTACTCCTTACGCACAAAGCTTACTTTCTTGCGGTATGTAAGACGGGTAAAAACGGAGACGATATGACTACCATAGGACACTACACTTATGCAATGGCAGAAACCTTAATTAATAAACATATAGCAGACGTAGACACTTACCTTGACCAAGAAGATGCAATAGACGAAGCAAACGATATAATTAACGGAATACTATGATACAAAACGTACCAATCAACACAGTAAAAGCAAACCCCAACAACCCCAGGATAATTAAAGATGATAAGTTTGCAAAGCTTGTAAAGTCAATTAACGAGTTCCCACAAATGCTAAAACTAAGACCTATCGTAGTAAATGACGATATGGTAGTGCTTGGTGGCAATATGAGATTAAAGGCTTGTAAGGAAGCAGGACTAAAAGAGATACCAATCATTAAAGCAAGTGAACTAACCGAGCAGCAGCAAAAGGAGTTTATAGTTAAAGACAATGTAGGTTATGGCGAATGGGATTGGGATGACCTCGCTAACAATTGGGATGCAGCAGAACTTGAAGAATGGGGATTAGATATACCTGACTTTAAAACGGAAGATGAAGCACAAGAAGATGATTACGAAATACCAGAACATTTAAGAACGGATATAGTATTAGGCGATTTATTTGAAATCGGACCACATAGATTATTGTGTGGCGATAGTACTCAAACAGATACTTTTGCAAAACTATTTGAAAATCAATTAGCTGATTTAGTTGTTACAGACCCACCATATAACGTAGCTTATGAAGGCAAAACAAAAGATGCACTTACTATTCAAAATGATAGTATGTCAGATGACTCTTTTTATCAATTCCTTTATGACTTCTATACCGCTTTAGGAAGTTATACAAAAGCAGGTGGTGCTTGGTATGTTTGGCACGCTGATAGCGAAGGTGCTAATTTCAGGTCTGCAATGAAAAACTCAGGTATAATGGTTAAGCAGTGTTTAATATGGGTAAAAAATTCAATGGTAATGGGCAGACAAGATTACCAATGGAGACACGAACCTTGTTTATATGGTTGGAAAGAAGGTGCTGCTCACGGATGGTATTCAGACAGAAAGCAAACAACTATATTAGAATTTGATAGACCAAGCAGAAATACAGAACACCCTACTATGAAACCAATACCTTTAATAGCATACCAAATAGGTAATAGTAGTAAGCAAGGAGATATAGTTGCAGACGGATTTGGTGGTTCAGGAACAACAATGGTAGCTGCACATCAACTTAATAGAAAAGGATATTTAGTAGAGTTCGACCCAAAGTATTGTCAAGTAATAGTAGACCGAATGATTAAACTCGACCCGACATTAGAAGTTAAAAGGAATGGTCAACCTTATGTTAAAACAGAAGCGTAACAGAATGAGCAAAGAACACTTAATACCTTTCAAACCAGGACAATCCGGAAACCCAAACGGCAGACCCAGGAAGTATGTAAGCCTACTTAAAGAGCAAGGATATAAACTTGCTGAGATAAACGATACCATACAAGCTATGATGTCAATGGACTTAGAGGAACTTAAAACAGTATGGGATAACCCGAAGGCAACAATACTTGAAAAGACGATTGCAGCAGCTATGCGTAAAAGCTTAGAGAAGGGAAGCCTTTATAGTTTAGAAACTTTGCTTACCCGTGTTTATGGTAAGCCTAAAGAACAAATGGACATTCAAACAGATAACAGAATTGAGATAGTATTTGTAGACGGCAAGACAATTCTTTAATGCGGATAGAACTACCTAACGGACATATAAACCAAAAGAAGATACTTGACTGCGAAGCCAGGTACATAGTTGTGATGTGCGGTAGAAGGTTCGGCAAATCGGAATTAAGTCAAATCAAATGTATTACAACCGCAATCAAAGGCGGTCAGGTTGCATACATAACACCGACCTATAAATTGGCTAAGGTATTCTTTGAGAAGTTATGCAATAGCCTTCCCTTCCCTAATAACAAATCGGACTTAAATATTAGCTTTCCGAATGGTGGCAAGGTGGAGTTCTTTACAGGCGAACGCTTGGATAACCTGAGAGGGCGAAAGTTTAACCTGGTAATAGTAGACGAGGCTTCTTTTATACCTGACTTAGAAGATGGGTGGCTCAACTCTATTAGACCTACCTTAACGGACTACAAGGGTAAAGCTATATTTCTTAGCACCCCAAAAGGTAAAAACTATTTCTTTAGTTTGTTTAGTAAAGCCGAACCCGATTGGCAAAGCTTTAAGTTTACTACATACGATAACCCTTACATTGACCCGAACGAGATAGACGATGCAAGGAAGCAACTGCCCGAAGTTGTATTTGAGCAGGAGTATATGGCAAACCCTGCGGAGAACGCAGCAAACCCTTTTGGTAGCCAATACATTCGCAAATGTATACACCCAGTAACAACAATGCCGATTGTAGCTTATGGGATTGACCTTGCCAAGTCAGTCGATTGGACTGTAATAGTAGGTTTAGACGAAGAGGGAAATGTGGCTTATTTTGACCGCTTTCAAATGGATTGGCACAATACCAAGCAAACTATCCTTAGGCTGCCTAAATGCCCTATCCTTGTCGATAGTACGGGGGTTGGAGACCCTATCCTTGAGGACTTACAAAGAGAAGGGGTAATGATACAAGGTTTAAAGTTTACAAGTTCAAGTAAGCAACAACTAATGGAAGGTTTACAGGCTGCGATACATCAAGGGAAGATTGGCTATCCTGAGGGGATAATCAGCCAGGAGTTAGAAGTATTTGAATATCAATATACGGCAACGGGGGTAAAGTACTCAGCACCTTCAGGCTTCCACGATGATGCAGTTATGGCTTTGGCTTTGGCTTGGCAGAACTTCAGCCTTAAACGTGGCACGGGTAGGTATGCTTTCCTTTAATTGCAACAAGGTTACAAAAATATATTTGGTGGATTGTGTAAAACTTGTATATTTGGTTATTATTTAATCAAAACACAAACCAAATGAAAAAAGAAACCGCACAACTTTTAGCCGTATTTTTAGTAGCTTGTTACCTTATTGGTCAACTCCAAGACATCTACTCTAAATGATTTACACTATTTGCCTTCTGCTAATTGCAACAGGTTTTGTAATGGCAGCTTTAACTGACTACACAATTAAAAACTATGACCCAAAGCACAAAAGAATATATAGACAAATACTACGCAAGTGAGCCGATTAGCATAATGATGACTAACATTGATGCGACTTATTTAGAGATACTTACTTACTGCAACGAGCAAGGTTATGAACCTGTAAAGCGTAGGTTAAGAAGTCCAGAACATAAGTCAAAAATTGGCTTTTTTGACATTGAGAACTATAAACCAGAAACGATATGAGTATCTTATTAATAATTACAATATGGGAAATACTAAAGAAAATAGTAAAGACAATCGTTTACAAGCACTTAAATTCAAAATAGCTTTTTTTACTATTGGCATCTTAGCTTATATTGGCTTATTAATAATGGCTATCATACAAAAACTAAACATCTTTAAAAGATAAACAAATGGAATTACAACAAATCTTTGAAACAACAAAAGAACAAAGGACTGAGTTTACCTACCAATTAATTGAACGATTAAACGCAGGGGAGCTTGACCCGTTAAAAACACATCTCCAGGTTAAAGCCTTAGAGGATATGCTCGAAACACTAAAGGCAAATAAGGACTATAAAGATGCCGTATTACAAGCAGCCGTATTAAATGGCAAGGACTTTGAGTATATGAGTGCAAAGTTTAACATTCGTGAGGTCGGGGTTAAGTATGACTTTAGCAAATGCGAAAGTCCTGCTTATGAGGAAATTATGGCTGACTATAATGATGCGAGTAAGAGAAAAAAGGATATGGAAGATTTTTTGAAAAAAGTGCCTCATTCTGGACTTGATATTATTAACGGAGTTACGGGCGAGGTTACCAGAGTTTACCCACCTGCCAAGAGTAGCACAACAAGTGTAGCCGTATCCTTAAAGTAATAAAAATATTGTACTTCTTTGCAATTTGCTTACCTTTGGCAGCGTTATGCTACATAGGTGGGCATCTTGCTTATGAGCTAATGTTAAAACTAAGAAAATGACTTGGAACGATTTAACAGTTTGGCAGTACCAACAGATTTACCCAATAGTTACTAAGCCTGAGAAGGATTGGACAATGCTTGATGTAGAAAGTAAGCTTGTAGGCATTTTGCATAACCTTACAGACACGCAAGTAGATAGCCTAAGCGTAGCAGAGTTTAACAAATTAAAGGTAACCTTAGCCTTCTTAGATGATAAGATAGAAGGTAAGCCGGTTAAGTATACCGAAGTCAATGGCAAACGTTATAGGTTTATTTATGATGTGCAGCAAATTAAAGCAGCCAGATACATAGAAACAAAAGTATTTAGTACCGACTTAGTTGGCAACTTACACAAGTTAGCAGCTTCAATGGTTATGCCTCAGCGCAAAACTTGGTACGGCAAATGGGTAGATGACAAGTACGATGCTTCTAAGCATAGCGAGTATGCCGAGGACTTACAAGGGGCAAATTTCTTGCACGTTTACCATTCCA